AGTTGTGAAGCTTGGTTTTCAAGCATTACTGCCATACCTTGCTTTTCTGCTCCCTTCAAGCCTTCAAGAAGGCCTGACTTTTCCCACTTTCCTGCCAATTGGCGGGATTGTTCAACGATTACCTTGTGTGCTGAACCGGCTTCGCTGATTAATGAATTTACGTCTGACATGCTTATTCTCCTATGAGGTTAGATAATTCCTGCGAGTTGTTGTAAACGCTTAGTGACAGAATTTTCAGAAATGATTTCTGGTGTTTCTGCCTTTGGTGCGGTTGAAGGAGTTGCCTTACTTGCCAATCCTTCGGTTACTACTTTACGTGGTAACTTTGCTGCCTTTGACTTTGTGTCAGCAGTCAATGTTTCTGCAAGAACTGCGTACACCATCTTGACTTCACGTACTGTGGTTGCACGGTCGAAGTTTTCTACGATAGTGACCTTTTGTTCGTTTGTCAAACCTTCCTTGCGGAAGATTTTGTTGGTGTATAACAATTTTGCATTCAATAGATTGACTTCATTAAGCTTGCCTCGTAGGAACTCAACGGCCGTACGATATTCTGCAATTTCTTCTTGAAGCTTTGTAACTTCAGAAGCCATTTCTTCAGATGCTTGTTCTTCTTGGATACTTGCATCTTCGGCTTCTAACATAGCTAGAATTTCTTCTAGATTTAAATCGTTTTCTTCCATTGGTGGTGCTGATGGAGTGTCTACATATTCTGCTGCTGGAGCAACTTCTGACATATCGTATCCAGCTTCTTGCATCATTGAAAGGAATTCTTCGAGAGTGAACTTGGCTGCACCTTCTTTTCCTACTTCTGAAGACTTGTGTGGAATTTCTTCTTCTGAGTCTTCATCACCTGCTGGTTCACCTTCTGGATATTCACCTTCTTTGTCTCCTTCATCTTCCATCTCGTCTTCATCATCACCTTCTTCTTCGTCTTCGTCTTCGTCTTCACCTTGTTCGTCAGCTTCATCGTCTTCGGCTTCTTCTTCTTCATCTGCCTTTTCCAATAAGTTGACATCTTCTTCTAATTCTTTGATTACTTCATCAAGGTCGAAGTCACTTTCTGACCAATCATCATACCAATCAGTTGATGAATCGGTGTGGCCTTCGCCACTCATATCATCTTCTGCTGATGCAAATGCGTCATCTGATGGTTCTTTGTTTTCACCAGTACCGATTTCTGATGAATCGGCTGGCATTTCTGATGAACCTTCTGGTTCACCATCTTCGTGTGGAAGTTCTGATGCTTCTTCCATTGTTTCTTCGCCCATTCCTTCAGCTTCTGCACGAAGCTTACGTTCTAACATGGACTTGATTTGGGGTGTGAACGTTTCTTCTAAAGAAAGCTTTGCGTTTTCGATTGCAGTTTGACGTACTGCTTCTGCATCTGCAATAGCTTCACGAAGAAGTTGGTTCGTAAATTCTGGTTTTGCCATAAAAATCCTCTCCTAATGAGAATGAATGACTATTCGAGTCATTAAATTGTATATACATAACAAAAATCACACCCCAACGGAGGTGTACTAAATAATATATATTATGTTGTTTTTAAAAACATCAATTTTTAACTAGAATGTATTATTCTGTTTCTTCTGGGCTTTGCTCTCTTCACGCTTTCTTCTGCGGAGAGCATCTTGACGTTTCTTTTGGAGTCTTTTGGACTTCTTGAGATGAAACTCCTTTTTCTTTAAATCTTCCATCAGTTCTGCTTTTTTAACCTGCTTGACGAATTGAGCTAATGCTCTGTCTAAATCGACCTGTTTATCACCTTTAACTTCAATGTACATACAACCTCCTATTATTTTGTGACCATTTTATATGCAACCGATACCATCTTATCAATAGATTCATTAATAAATTTTTCTTTATTTTCTGGAGACAGATTGTGTATTACTGTAACCAAGAGCTTTGCCGTAAAACCGTCTATATATGTTTCTTCTATTTTTGTAGGTTCACCCGTTTTCGCAGTATGTAAAATACTATTAAGTTTATTTTCCATATTAGTGTGGAATCCCCACGGTCCAATGTTGAATACTTCAAACATTTCTGGATGAACGTATCTAAACTTTCTCATCAGTTGTCCAGCTACTGCATTTGCTTCGTTTTCAATATCCGAGCCATCTTCACCATCTAGCACTTTTCCATCTTCACGTTGCTTATGATGAACCAATTCATGTGCCAATGTTCGCAGTACATCTGCTGGATGACGATTTTCCTTAACGATGATGATTTCATCTGTTTCTGGATTATATGTACCGAATGTAGAATGCTTAGCAGAATAATCGTTACCAGCAAATTTAATATTTGTTGGTAACGATTTTAAGTCTAGTTCTTTTACTACAAACTTTACAAATTCCTTCGCTAGTTTCATTTTACTTCACTTAAAAAGTCGTAGATTAAACTATCAATACGTGAATATGGAGTAATGATACGACTTTCAGTTTGTTCATTGATAAACGCACCTTTTGTACTTGGATTACTTACGATGTCAAAACAGATAAGATTGAAATCATCTTGGACTTCTACCGTGTTTTCACCTAATGGACGAACCGAACCCATACCTCTAGAAGAAACACCAAGACGAATGTTATTCTTAATAAGTTCACGAACAATATTACCTGATGGTGTAGAAAGAATTTCTATATTTCCACGAACTGCTGGACCGTCGAACCATAATTCAGTGACATTACAACATACGTTTTTCAAGTTAACTACAGGACTTTCTGGGTGGTCAAGTTCTCCAAGTGCTCTACGTTCGGCAACAAAGTTACTCTTATATGCCATTGCTTCACGCATTAATACTTCTTGTGGATACACTCGTTTGTTTTGATTTTCCTTTCCCGCTTGTTGTAATAATACGTTTTTCAACACTAATGGTTTAGATGTATCAGCTGCTTCGGCTAATAATTCTTTTCCATAGTTGATAACATTATATTCGACCAATAAATTTTTCATATTACTTTCCTCTGATTTCGCGGATTCTTCCAGCGAGATTAAGTAACCGCGATTCCAATTTTAATAATCCTTGTTGAGTACGACGATATAATGTTTCGCTTGCAATACCAGATTCATTTTGTAAACGTGAGTTCATTTTAATAACACGTTCTACTTGTAATATTGAACGATTAAGTTCAGTTATTGCCTTTGCTATTTTTTGATGTGGTGTTGCTGATTCGTCTTTCTTATATGCGTGATATGGGTCTACCCCTTCAACCATTGGGTCCGCTGGACGACTTAATTCTTTCTGTCCACGGGGAGTCAATTGCATACCAAATTGTGTAGCAACACCACGCATTTTTGCAACGTTTCCTTTTTTATTTCCACGGAATGCTAGTGGGGTTAAATACGCTCCAGCTCCTGCCGATGTGCTGATTTCATTTAATTCTTCTTCAAGCACTTCCTGTATCATCTTACGAATCATTAAACGGAGTTTTTCTTCATTGGTCATAATGATTTAAGCTCCTTAAGAATTTCATATCCAATCAACATCGCGGTCATATGATTTTCTTTGACCACTTGAATATTTTGTATTTTTTGTAATTGAGATACAACTTCCATTAACTTAATACGAGTAACCTTATCCGCTACATGCTTTGAATGTTGCTTAATATCTTTAATAAGCTTAAGACTTTCGGATTGTAAATATGTTTTAAGCTTAGATGTATTTGATACGTTATAAATATATTCTTGTAACAACTTCTTTTGTCCTTCATCCAATCCTTTATACTTTTTATTGAATCGTTCGATTAAAATCTTATAGGACAAGAATCTGATGCTATCTTCTTGACTACGAACTATATTAGACAATTCACTATGCTCTTTAATTTGTCTATTTGCCGTTTTCCCAGATAGATATTCTACTATGGTAAATTGACTGTTTGCTACTTCTTCTATTAGCGTAACTTTATTTGCACCATTAGAAGCGGCATCAAAGTTCTTGTAGATAGATGCGTAAATCTTATACGATGGAATACGTGCTGAGAAAAATTCTTTTAAATCAAAATTATTTTTGATTTCTTTAATTAAAAGATATTTTTGAAGATTTAAAGCCCGTTGGTCAAGACTTTTATGTTGTTCTGTTACCAAGTTTAGTAATTGAAATGCCTTTTGTTCAGAGATGTTTTGGACATTAAAAAACGCCCGATATAACATTAATTCCTTTCCAAGTTCTTTCTTTGGACTAAAGAATTCTCTCAATAATTTAACGGCGATACCATTTTGTGCGTTTTCCATTACGTCTGAGGTGACTTGACGTACTAGTAGTTCGAACAAAATGCCCGTGTTTCTCAACTTATTATGCTTAATACTTGGTTTCATATAAAATATCCGACAAAGTGAATAAAATACCACTCTATATTAAAT